CAAATTTATAAAGTTACTTTCAAATCTTTTTTTAGATGTTTGTATTTTTGAATTAGCGTAACCTAAGTTCACATTATGTTCCAATTGCGAACCTAATTCTTTAGTCTTTACTTCTAGATCTGCTGCTTTCTTTTCAACATCTTTTGTAATATCTTTTATTTTTAACTTTTTTGTTCCTCTCCCACTTATAACTACATAATCATCATCATCTAATATAGTTTTAATAGGTAATTCATTTAATCTCGTAGTATTTAATTTTGTCATTTGATTAATACCCCCTTTTATCTTATTAACGCAGTATCTTCATCTGCTAATATTACATTGCCATCATCAGTCAATAAAATTGTTGGATAAATAACATCTTCTCCATCCCACTTTTCATTTATACTTCTTTTTATTTCAAACTCAAATGATGGTAATGTGACCTTGCATCCATCATCATCTAATAAAACTATTTGCATCTTTGATTTACCTACATTTTGTGTATAGGAATCATCGAGAAAGAATACTACTTGATTCCCTTCTATTCTTGCACTCTCTACACTATCAACTCCAAATGGAGTTTCAATAAGTAATTTAGCTTTTAATGGATTTATTGGCATCATCCTATAAGAACTCCCTCTTTGTTTAACCTGAATTCCGTATTCATAAATATTAAAAATTAAATCAAGAGCATCATTTTTATAGAATTGAATATCAGAATTCAACTTTGAACTGTAATTACTAACTGTTAATGTTACTTCTTTATATAAGCTCATATATATCCTCCCTTATTAAGTTTTAATTTTATCAGCAATTATCTTAAACTCAATTATTTCTTTTTTTTCTTCTTCCGTTATCCAATTTAATTTAACTGCTTTTTCTAAGTATGTTCTATCAATTCTATTTTGAACATACATATCTAATAATTTTTGAAACATTTCCTCACCTCCTTCTAAGGTACTATATCCATTAGTGTTATCATTAAATTTTCAACAACTTCATCTAATTCACTTATTTTATTTTTTAAACTTTCTTTTTCTTCATCAATTACTTTTTCAATAGATTTAAAGTATAAAAAAAGAGTATCTGGAGCTGATACCCTTTTAGTTAACTTATATTCTTTATTTTCATCTTTTATAGTTATTCCGTCATAATATTCAACTATATTCATAATCAATAACCTTCCACGCAAACAAACCAAGAACCATTACCATTGACAATAGATGGAGTTGATCCTGATGGATAATATAACATTACTGAATTTCCAGTATCCATTCTTGAAATTAAGTTTATAGGAATATTGTTACTTCCCACAAATCTTGCTACTACACTGCAACTAGCCGTATTTTTAAATGTATAAGATAATGGAACTGTAATACTTAAAGCATTCCCAGCTACATTTTGTATACCACTATTCCATGCTCTGCAATAGCCATCTTCATGTAATCTATATCCCCTATCTGCTTTTTTATCAGAATGTATTACTTTATGTTCTTCCATTTCTCTAAATCTTAACACTTCTTCTGATAAACTATTTATAATTGATTGGCCATTTGTTTCCCTACTATCTGTTATATTAGCTGATTGAATAGCAGAAACTCCAACGCCTACATAAACTTCAGCTAATTTTACATAACTAGAACTTGTAGTGCTAGGTGCTGAAGGTGTTGAACTTGCTGTACCTTTTAATACTTTAATTTCTCTAGTTGTCTCACTTATATAAGCTACAATTGCATCTATTCTCGGATAACTTGCTGTATTACTTTCTATATTAACTGTATAACTTGCTGTATTTTGTAAAGTAGCCCCATTAATTGAACATAATCCTGATGCTACTTTAACTGACATTGCCGGAGTGCTTTGTGCTTCAACTTTTAAATCATTTTCCCCATACACTATCTTTCCACCTAAACTTTTACTTGTTATTAAGTGGGCATCTGCTACAGTATATGTAGTAATACCATCTGCATTATAAATTCCTCTAACCGTCATAATATCATTCCTTTCTTTATTAAATAAAAATAGAGCCCATTTAAAGGGTTCTGTTGTGAAATAATTACTTATATCTGTAAATAGTTGGTTTGTTATCTCTAAAAACTGAATTTCCTAAAATAATTGTAACTGCATTTTCAGTTAAATCAACTATATATTCAAGAACTTTTATTTTTATATTTAGTTTATATTTTTCCGTATTTAATTTAATATAATCACCTGGTTCAATATCAAAAATATTAAATGATTCTGATATTCCAACTTTAACTGTACAGTTAACTAAAGGATTCTTATAAGTGTTTAAAGTTTCTTCACATTGTTTATCTAAAGTTTCTTGTAACCGTATATCATTAGCTTGTATTATTTTCTCTCTTCTTCCATATAAACGTAGAGAATTATAATCAACCGCAGTTGACATTAACACATTAAAAACCCCATCTTCTTCCCATGAAACTCTAGCACTAACTACATTAGCTATTTGTGTTTGGTCTATAGTATAATCCCATGAACCTATTATATTGTAATCATTTATTTCATAATATTCAGATTTATCTCTGCCTAAGCTTTTATAAAAATTAAATTTTCTATCTTTAGTGATTTTAAAATAACAATTACTAGCTTCAATAAATTCTTGTATTTTCTCATAAAGATCATCTGACCATTCAATAGATCTATCAGTTTTTAAATTAGTATCATCACATTCACCTAACTCAATCCCAGTTCTTGTTATATTATTTATTTCGCTAATAAGAGAAAATATTAATGTTCCATAAGTTTTATCATAATAAGTCTTTTTAAATTCATTTTCAGAATTTAATCCTATATCAGTAAAATTTCTGTTTTGAAATAAACAAGCATAGCCTAAACATATACATTGAATATCTTCCTCAACTGGACATGGTGAATTTACAACTCCAAACCATAACAACTCTTCTTTATTATCTTCAATTTTATATAATTCTATATGTTGATTTAATATAAGTTCTATTTTCTTTTCTACTAAATACTTAATAGGTGAATTAAATGTAAAACTCCCAATTCCATTTAAGGCTTTACTAAAAGATATATTAGATAAAACATATAATTCATCAATTAATTCATGTTGATTAGTATAAAGTTTTATAAAATATTTTATATCCATGCTTCTTTCCACCTTATATAAACTGCACATTCTCCATCATAATCAATTTTTATTTGATTAGATCCATTAACTAAACTAATATAACTTCCACTTTTATATTGTATTTTACTAGTTTCATTTACTTTTACACTTCTACTCCTAGGGTTGCAATCTATATATAACACATCTCCACTTTCAATTAATATATCTAAATTAAGTTGCTCACCAGTTGTTTCATTTTTAACCTTAAAATTACTGCCTTGACCTTCTATTTGAATTATTGGATAAACTGTTGCGTAACCTTCATTAATAGCTTCTCCTATATTCCCTATAACTCTTTCTGTATAAGTCCAATTTTCAGGAACTCTAAAAGCACTAGTTGGAAATTTCCATCCTCCTTCAATTGCTTTTTCTAAAGTTAATTCTTTAAAATCTTTTTTATAAAGATAAGGATCACACATTTTAAAAGTAATTGTCATAGTTCTAAACTCATCTGTAACTATAGATTCTTTTTTTGCTTTACATTCAATTTCTCCTATGCCTTCAATATCCACAATTATTGATACCTCTCCAGCTCGTACTAAATAACTTAATTGTAATGCTGATTTAATATCATTATCTGCTTTAGTACTCACAACTAAAGTAAAAGTTTTAGAGTTTATTTTACTAGAACCAGAATAACTACCATGATAATACAAATCACTATCATTATTAGTGTTACTACTATCTAATAAAAAATTATATAAATTTGCATAATAAGGACATTGATCGCCTAGAACTTGTAACCCATTAATAAATATTTTATTATAGCAAATCATTCTTACTCCTTCCCTGAATAAAAATAGAGCTCATACAAGCCCTATTTTATACTTCCTAATATTCTTTTAATATTATTAACACTTCTTTGTTCATTCTCTTTATTTTCAAAGTGTGCTTCATCTATGTGTATATTAACGCCAGAACAATTATTAGAGTTAGAGAAAATTTTATTCATTTCTTTTAAATATACACCAATAGTATTATTTAATTTAGAATCAATCATATCATTCATTTTTTTAGTTGTCATAACTGCATTTGTAACTCTAGAATTTTTAGGTAAATAAGCATATTCCCCTTGTACCGCATCCCCTAATGTATACGCTCTTGCTTTCCCTAATGTGTCTACTAATTCTAGTCCCCTTTCATTTATATTATAGATACCAGCAGTTTCAATACTTCCTCCTGATTCCTTCTTTTTAGGTTCACTTGTACCAAATATTGCATTCCAAGTTTTTGAAGCTATTTTACCTAATTTAGTTAATAATCCTTCAGCTTTACTATTAGCTTCATCTAACCCACTAACTTCAACTTTAGAAGAAACATTCTTTGGAATTTCATTAAGTTTATTTTTAAGAGCATTTGCATCTCCTTCAGCATTAACCATTTCTTTTGCTGCAGCCTTAAATTCTTCTTTAGTCATACCAAACTGTTCAGCACTTAGAGTACCATCATCAATTGCAGTACATATAGCATTAAACTTATCTTCGGCAGTTCCAGCAGTTACACCAGCTTGTTCTATTACTTTATTGCATGCTTCTATAGCAGAATTTGAAAAAACACCAAATGTTTCTGCCCCTTCATCAACTATCCCTGTAATATTTCCAAAATCATCAACTATAACCGTATGCATGTTTCCAATTTCATCTGTTATAATTGCAGTATTTGACATTGTTGCATCAGCATATCTTTTTAATGCTTCTTCACTATCAAAATATGCTGTAGATATTCCACTTACATTATCTATTATCATGTATGCATTTTCATTTAATTGTTTTGTAGTTAAATTATTCTGTTCAGCAAAATCAGCATCATAAAGCGCCATTCTTTGCAATGAAACTTTTTGAGTATTAGCATATAATTCAACTGCTCTTTCTCTCTCATTCAACATTTGTTTATATTCATCAGTATATTGTCCATGCTCTTTAGCACTATCCCTCAATGCTTGTATTTCTTCGAGTTTAGAATTTTTAATATTATCTACTGTTTTTTTATTATATTCCAAACTGCCTTCTATCGCTTCTCCATATATTATCTTTTGCTCATCATTATATTTTTGAGTTATCTCTAATAAATCATCATAATTAGTTTGTTGAGTACTAACTATAAAATTATGGTTTTCATTTAAATATTCACTAAATTCTTTATTGAATCCATCCCAATCAATATTAGTAACTTGATTCCCCATTTCATCTACAGTATTTGTTGTATACTTTTTAATCATTTCAAGGCCTTTTAATTCAAGCCCCTCTATCTCCGAATAAATTCCACTCATAGCATTTTTAAAATCTTCTACTGTTTTATTTATCTGTTCTTGACTAAATCCTTTCTCATTCATTCCTGCAGTTAATGCAGCTATTTGGCTGTCTATATTCCCAGCTCCTATAGTATCTTTAATTAAAGTTGCTACTTGTTCATCTTTTGTTTGCTGCCCTATCTCTGTGCTATTTAATATTTCATAAATTTGATCTTGGTACCCTTTTAAAGTTTCAACCCAATTAGCTACATCACCTTCAGCATTATTTAATGCAGTTTTATATTCTTCACTAAACTTCCAGCTATATTCTTTACCAAAAATTTGAGTCCATATATTTTCATTGCTTCTTAATCTTCCTGTGAACTCTCCTATCTTACCATCTAACTCACTATAAGCCTTTTCACTTTCTTTTATTTCCTTCTGATTATTATATAAAGCTAATCCTAAAGCACCAATACCAGCTACCGCTAATCCAATTACTCCACCTTTTAAAGTAAGTCCACCTAATGTTTTTGCTAATCCCCCTACTGCACCTTCACTTTGTGCTAATGCTTTTGTAAAACTCCCTAAGCTTTTTGTATCTGAAGCTATTTTTAATAGCCCTCCTATGCCACTTACCCCTTTTCCTAATACTGTTACTAAACTTCCTGTTGCCTTCATAACAGTACCAAAAACCAAAGATAATGCACCAAATTTTGCAATACTTGTTACTATTTCTGGATTCAATTTACTAATAAAATCTGCGACTTTACTTATGCCCTCTGAAACCTCATCCATTAAAGGTAATAAACTCTCTCCTAATTTTATAAGAGAATTTTTTGTTTCATTTATAGCCTTTTTAAACTTATATTCAGATGTATTAGCCATTGTATTAAAAGCTTCATCTGTTAATCCTGCACTATTTGCCATTTCATTTAAAGTACTATTAAAATACTCTCCATCTTTAGAAAGTAATGACATAGCACTTAATCCTGCTTCAGTACTTGACCATAAATTATTAAATGCATCTTCGTTACCTTTACAACTATCCTTTATAATTTTAAGAGCATCATATAATGAATAACCCTCTTTCATCAATTGAGTAAATGATTTAGAAGTTTTTTCTTCTAATATTTTACCAACATCTGTTCCAGTATCACCAAGTTCTTGAATCATAGCTTTCAATTGTGTTTGAGCTGTAGAAGCAGTCCTCCCTTGCTTAGTTAAACTTGCATATGAAGAAAGTATATTCTCTAAATTAACATTATACGAAGCTCCCATTGTCATTGCTTCCCCCATAGAACTTGCTAATTGTCCAACTGTTGTTACTCCATTTTTCTGTACTAGAAACAACTTATTAGATACATCACCAACTTCATCTACTGACTTTCCATAAATATTCATTACTTGAGTAAGTAAATTGGATGCTGAAGCAATATCTGTAAATCCTCCAACAGCAACTTTATTTACATCTTCAATAAATTTAGTTGATTCACTATATTCTACTCCTGCTGAAATAGCATCATAAAGAGCATCTGTTAAATCAGTAACTGCAACACCAGTATTATTTGATAAATCCATTACTGATTCTTTATAAGTTTTAATACCCTCATTTGAATCATTAACAAGTGTATTTACTTTTGCTAACCCTGTTTCGAAACTTGCTGACATTGTAGCTAAGCCTGCACTAGCCGTTAATATTAATGCACCTGCTTTTTGTGCCTCTTCTCCACAATCTTTTATACTACCCCCAGCACTTTCAAGTGCTTGTCCTGCAGTAACAAACTTTTCTGAAGCTTTAATAAACTTATTCCCCTGTTCTTCAATTGCTTTATTAGTTTGTTCTAATTGTTGCTCTAATTTTAACTGCTCTTGCTTAGTCTTTTCTATTTGAGTTAAATTAGATCTTATTGCATTTTGATTAGAAGAAATAATTTTTTCTTGCTTTTGGTACGCTTTATTAACTTCTTCTAATGCCTTTTTAGATTTTAAGGCTTCTTCTGATTCTTCACCATATGTTTTTACTGCTTCTTTATAAGCTTTATTAGCTTCTTCTTTTTGCCTTGCTAATTCTCCTAATTTCTTTTGATTTTTCTCTAAACTAGTATTATTTTTTGATAATGAAGATTCATATTCAGCAAGTATTTTTTTACTTTGTGATAATGCTTGATTAATACTGCTTTGCTGTTTAGTTAAACTTTGAATATTTTTCCCATAAGTATTAACTTCTTGAGCTGAAGTTTTAACTTCTTGATTTAGTAATTGCATATTCTTTTTCATATCAGCTATATTCTTATTATACTGACTACTATTTACTACATAAGTAACACTTATCTTACCATCTCCAGCCATATTCCCCTCCTGCTAAATCATATTAAAGAAATCACGTATATCATTAACTTCTTCTACTGTTTCCTCTTTGTCATCAACTATATTAGTATTATAAACACCAAAGTTATTTCTAAAATCAATATTAATCCTATTAACTCTTTCTTTTATTTGAGCTGCAGTTGAATTTAAAAATTCATCAAGTGATATTTTTAATTTATCAATAGCCATAACATAGAAGTAATTAAACCAATCCTCGAATACATCATAAGCATATAGTTTTTCTTCTTTTTTATCTTCATTAGACTTATCTTTACTTTTTTCAAACTTATCTATATAAACTAACGATTGCACCATAACTGTTTGCATTATATATAAAATATCTTTTTTCATATTAATATCTAAATATTTTATATTTTCTATAATTTCATCTAAAGATATATTCCCATCCATTGATGAATGTATTAATAATATAAAGTATCCATCTTCAAACTCTTTATCTAACTTTTCTAAGAGTTGAAGTGGGGTTATTGATTCTATTTTTAACTTTTTACATATAACTTCATCTTTTAATCCATAATATAAATTTTGTATAGTATTAAAATTAAATTTAAAAGTAATATCTAAATTATTAATTTTTAAATTTAATTGAGGATTTTCTGTTAATAACATAACTTTATCTCCTTTTTATAATTCTTAATAAAAGACACTATAAATAGTGTCCTTTTTAAAAATTATAAATCTACTCTTTTTCATTAAACATTTCATTTGTTATAGTTTCTGGAATGCTTCCAACGTTAAAGTATTTATAAGTACCAAATGAATTATCTAATGCTAATGCATCAAAAGCTAATGATTTTGTATTAATTGTTTCAGTTCCATCTTCGCTTTTAGTAGTACCTTCATCTGAAATATTTCCTAATGAACATTTAGGGAATATAAAATGAGCATCCTCCTCTAATCCAGAAGTTAAATTTACTGTAGTTGCCTCAACTATAACAGCTTTATACCCCTTATTAGCTCTCATCCCATATATTTTTCCACCATTTTTACCTTCTCTAACATCAAATAATTTCATTTCTGTTTCATCTGACATTCCGTAGAAAGATAATGATCCTGATGTTTTACCAATTGATTTCTTTGAATAAATAACCCCATTCCCTGCTGCTAAAGAAATAGAACCTTCACCTGTTTCTGCTGACATAGCAGTTAATTTAGCAACTTCATATATTTCTCCATATGAACCATCTGTCTGAATATCTGCCATTAGAACTCTTTTAAGTCCATTTGTTAATCTTACAACTGTACTTGCTGCCATTAATTAATACCTTCTTTCACATTATATTTATTAAATCTAAACCTTAAGGTTTTATTGTAAATTTTTATATCACCTTTTTTAACAACAGAATTAATATTGTCTATAAGGTTATATCCTTTTTCTTTTAATGTTTTAATAATAATATTTGCTAAATTTAAATAACTACCTTCAGAATATATATCTACTTGAATATCATACTCTGTATATAAACTTTCTCCTCCAGCAAACGCCCTTTCCTGCTCATCTAATATAAACCATCTTATGTATTCATTAGACTTAACTCTCTCTGGCTTATCATAAAAAAAGATATTAGAACATAATCCTAAAATCTTTTCATCTTTTAAATCTTTTTCAAAAATATACTCCATTATAATCCACTCCCCTTAACTGGAAGTTTCCTAAAAATTTCTTCTGCTTCCTCATCAATGCCTTTAATTGCTCTATATGCTCTTCCTATATTTTCAGGCTTTGCTTTCTTACTTTCAAATTCCTGATATGCATAATATTCTTCTGTAAATCTAGTTGTTAACTTATATCCAAAACTTGTTCTTTTCAATCTACTCTTAACACTTCTTTTTGCATCTCCAGTATCAACTACTGCAGCTCCTTGCATCGCCTTCTTTGCTTTTTTACCTATTTCATTAAGAGCTTTCTTTATATCATCATCAGTAATTTCATCAAATAAAGCTAAAGAAGTATCTAAACCCTCAACTATACATCCACCCAATTAAATAACCACCTTACACTTAATATCTATATAATTAATCCCTTTTGGAACAGCTGTAATAATATCATAAGTTAAATTATTAAAAAGTATTTGATAATCTTTAGTTTTATACGGTAATTCTTTAGTCCATTTTGTATTTATAACTCTAAATGATAAAATAATACTCTCATCTTTAGAATAATCTTGGATAGCTTCACTGTTAGTTAATGTAAGTAAATTGGCATATAAAGTCTTAACAACTTTCGGATTTTTTTTATTTGAAAAAGCTTCTCCATCATCTTCACTTATAATAAATTTTATTTTTTTATCTAAAATTGATGGTATCATTCTACTTCCTCCAAATTAGATAATTTTGATAAAATGTTTTTAGTTATGATATCTGTTTTAGCTGATGAAGCAATTTCATATGAACGATTAAAATACATTGAGTTAACAAGCCTTTTAACTAGAATTCTTGCTAATTTTAGACTTTTATCATTATCTCTGAACGCTGAACCTACAGTGCTTTCTAAATAGATATCTGCAATTTCAGTAAATTCAACTATATCAACCAATTCTTCTACGTCATCTAAATCTACTTTACAAAATGAAACTACATCTTGAAGCTCTGAATTTATTTCTTTTTTAATTTTTTCAATTTGTTCTTCAGTAGGATCATTGGCTAATATTTCTCTATATTCATCACTTGATAATATAGTATACATTTATCCTCCTTTGCATAAAAAGAGCGAGGATATACCTCACTCTTATGCTGTGATTTTCTTAGATTTAAGAATAGCTTTATCTAGAGCTTTAACATCTAATCTTTCAACTACTCTTATTGCTTGAGCATTTGAATCAAAGAATGCTTCATTAGATGTAGCTATTTCAATTGCCTTTCTTTTAAAGAATTTAATTGCCTTCATAGGAACAACATAACCTAAAGCATCAGTATCTCCAAGTGTAGAATCATATTCTACTACTTCGTGACCATCTACAAATACTTTTCCATTTTCTACAGTAATTCTATCATCTCTATGCCCATCAGAAACCATAGCATTTTTAAGTTTAGATCTTAAAGTACTTGTAGCTAATACTTTTACAAATCTTCTTACTGATGGTTTATAAGCATCAATAGCTTTACATATTAAATCAACTACTTCTCCATCAGCTAAAGATATTGCTGTAGATTCTTTGTTTGCTTCAACTTGAGCTAATATTAATTCATTTTTTGTATTTACTGATTTAACTACAAAATTTTCTTTAATAACTCCAAATAAATCTACTGCACTATCTGCGTCTAATTGATTGTCTACAGCAACTAATTCACCATATCCATTACAATCATATTGTATTTGGCTAAAATCTAAAGCTCCCTCTGGAATCTTTTGCCCTGGAGTTAATTTATTAAGTTTACCACTTAATTCTGATACTGGTCTTTTTCCTGTTAAAGATGTTACTGGAATAACCTCACAGTATTGCTCTAATGAACCATATCCAGCTTCTAAAGTTTCTAGATCATTTAAAAATTCCTCTGGTATTACAGCTTCAGTTGAACCACCTGAAATTTGAATAGCTCTTGTAGAAATAGTTTTTCCTGCTGCTAATTCTTTTGCTGCATTTGCATAGCTTCTTTTTTCTTTATTCACTTCTTCTCCTCCCTTATTATTCTTTTGAGTTTGTAGATTTCTTTTTTCAGCTTCATCAGCTTCAATTTCTTCTTCCTCTTCGGCTTTTTCTAAGTCCTTAGTAAGTTTTTTTATTTCATTTCTTTTTTCCTTTGCTAACTCTAAATTTTCTTTATTTACAGCTTCTAGTAACTCCTTGTTAGTTTTTTCAATTAATGATCTAATTTCTTTAGCTTTCATTTTAAAATCCTCCATTTATTTAATTAAATATATCTTGTATAGCCTTACCAAACTTTCTTAGTTCTTCAAGTTCATTATTACTTTTCTTTTCAACTTCTTTAACAGTATCAGAATTAAATCTTACTTCTGTTAGACTTCCTTCTTTTCTAACCTCAGCTAAACATCCACTATACGCTGGTTCTACAGTTAAAAGTGATACTTCTAACAAGTCAATATCTGTTAAATATCTTCTTTGAAGATTATCATTTACTTTTTCCCAAGTATCCCTATTAGTTAAAAAACCAAATGACCATCCTCTCAATTCACCATTTTTAGCTTTTTCTATTACTTCTTCATCTGTAATAGTTGCTTTAACTCTTAATCCTATTGCATCTTCAACTAACTGTAAATTTCCTGCTTCAATTGAACCTAATTCTCTATTTTCAATATGATTAAAAAGTATTTTTACATCATCAGCTTTTCTAAGAGCCTTGCTCCAAGTTCTTGGAAGTACTTGCTCAACAAAATCACCATTAGGAGAATGTATAGTTTTGCTATCTCTCGCAACAGTATTTACATATCCTTCAACTACAATAGATTTATCATTCATTCTTATTTCCACTATCCTCACCCCCTTTCACAGTGTCAGATTTATCATAGTAATTAATACATGTACTTAATGGCATCTTTCCACTTGTAACAAGTATTTCATCTGCTCCTTCATGCTCTAATGTTTCATAACCAAATTCTCTTCTAACATCATTAGTAGTTAATCCATTATCAGCTAATTTCGTAATTGAATTAACTCTAGTTTCATAATCCATTCTATAAAGTTGATCTTCATCAAACTCTACTACATACTTTTCTCTATCACTTTTACTTAAGTATTTATAAGTAAATTCTTGTTGTACTTGAATTATAATAGGTTGTAATGCATCAGAATAAATTTGTAATTGAAGTTGTTCTCCTGTACTATAATTTACATCCTCATAATCATTTAAAATTGTAGATGGTAAATTAAACCCACTACATAATTCTTTTTTACTTAATCTTCTTATAGCTTCATATTCTGCATCAGCTAAAGAAAGATTTAAAGAGCTTACATTAAATCCGGCCGGAACAGTAAATACTCTTCCATCATTTGAATATAATTTACTAAACTTAGATTGAATTTTCTTTAATATCTTTTCGTCTTCAATTGTACTTGTAGTTTGTACTACTGCTTTACCAACAAGCCCATTTTTAAATATATTATTTAAATATGTTTGCCCTTTAACTAAAGTATCTACTGTATTAGCTAAAATGCTTCTTACTGGAACAACTCTTATTCCATCATTACTATATCCATACCTAAACACTATTACATTTTTATCTAAAGCATCAAATATTTCATTGTTTAGCTTACATGTATATAAAATAGGACAACTTTTAGCACTATCTATTATTCCTGCATCATCAACAAAAATAGTTTTTATTTCAACTGGATATAAATCTCCCGTAGCCCTATCTATATACAATCCACTTATTCCATTATGAAGTCCCCAAGCTATAAACATTTCCATTGCATTATAAGCATTCATAACCCTATTAGGCTTTAGATTAATCTTTTCAAAGTTTTTATGTTTTCTTTCAGGTATCTTATTACCATTTTCAATATTTAAAATTTCTAAAGGTAACTTAGCTATAGCCTTTGATATATAATTTATACAAGCATAATACGAACTTTCTCCAATACCTTGATTAGATTCCTTATATTCTAAAAAGCTTGTCCCAAATACATCATCATATGTTATAGATCTCTTCTCTCGATTAAAAAATATACTCAAACTTATTCACCTCCTTTCCTATAAAGGCTATAAGCAACTAAAATTAATTCCCCAGCTAATATATACATTCCATAATTAAAATTAATTAATATAGAATTAATAGCTATAATAAATAGCGCTAAAAAAATTAAAACATCTGTTAAATTTCCCCTAACAAATGTTTTGACTTTACTATATTTAAACTTAAGCCATTTAATTAATTTCACTTTATCACCCCCAATCTTGCTCTAATAATGCATCTACTGGATTATACTCGCATGGTTTTAAATATAATTGGCTATATCCAAAAGGTAATACTACAGCCATATCTACTCTTGTATTATTACTTGCTCTATGTTTCATAAGCATTATATCCCCAGCCTTACCTTGACTAACTAAAGAATTGCTCATATTCCAGTCCAATAAAGTATTTTTTTCATAAAAAAATCTACCCTCGTAAATAGCATCTCTCATGCTTAGGGTAGGTGGTGATAAAACTGTATATGTTTGTCTTAACTCTATTAATTCATAATCTGCTTCTAATTCTTCTATTAATACATCAGCATAAGTAGGATCTATAGCAATACATTCTATTTCACATTCATATATTTCTTCTATGCTTCTTATATACTCACATATTTTTTTATATTTTATATTATTACCTTTAAGTATTGTGCAGTTTCCTTTTCTCATTTCTGCATAATAATCTATCTTTTCATGCCTCTTAGCCTTTGTTAATGTTCCTTCTGGTATAAATCCATGTACCTTGGCATAATAATTATTATCCTCTCTATACATCATTCCAACAGCAGTTAAGTCAATTGTTTTTGATAAATCAACTGAAACAACTATTTTTTTACCCTTAAAGTTTATTTTTTCAACTCTGCATTTCTTCCAAAGGTCCATATCTAAGTAATGTTCCTCTTTTTCTGAAGTTTCTAGCATAATATTCAAAGATTTTGTTAAAAACTCTTCTTTTTCAGATTCAACTTCTTTAGCTTTATCTCTAGCTTCTCTGATTTCTTGATAGTTTTCTTCTATTCTTAAAGGATTTGCCCTATATATTCCTGAATCCTCCCAAATTTCATCATTGTTTGCATAATAGATTAAACAGAAATATCTTTCATTAACAATATTACCTTTTAAAATATTCCTACAATATTCTAACTCTTCATAGATAATGCTATTACTTTCAGCATAAGCACTTGTAGTTCTAAATAATAAAGGATTTAAAACTGACCTTTGCCCCGACTTCATAGCATTTATATTACTTGCATCTGTAAAACTTCCAACTTCATCAGCTACTATAAGTCCTGGTCTAATAGAATTGTTTTTATTAGCTTCTGCAGTTCTTGGTTGATAAAAACTTTTTGTTAATTTACATAAAACTTGACCGGTCCACATCTTAGATATTTTAAAATGTTTTCTAAGTGCTGGACTTGCAGTAACTAATTGATCTATCTGTTTTCTAATTTCTGCTGCTAACTCTTTTGATACACAGATAGAATAAATTTCTGAATAATCATCTTCTGTTAACATGAAACAAATAATAATAATTGCACAATCTGTTCCTTTTGCATTTTTTCTAGCTATAAATAAAATAGCTTCTCTGTATCTAAACTTTTTAGGATTATTTTTAAATCTCCATCCAAAAATATTAGCAAATAAAAAAGCTTGATGATTAGATAAATTAGGTAAAATAGGTTGTCCAGTTAAAAAGCCAGTAGCATAATTCATTAATGCAATTAAATTATTAATTACTTGTAATTGTTTTTCATCAAAATAATAAAGAAAATCATCTTGATATTGCCTATTTTCATAATCATTCAAGAAAATTTTACATTGCTCAACAACTTCCCATGTAGTTATTTCTTTACCATCTACACAATCTTTTGCATATTGAATAGCTTTATCTAATAATATCATTTATTCAATAATGCCTTTATTAAAGGATCTTCCTCAATATTTTCTTTAGCTGCATTTAATCCAGCAAGTTTTGCCCTACTTTGTGGAGATAAACATAATTCATTGCAACATCTAAAGAAAGCGGCTTCTGCATCTTTCCTCGCACCCATTAATGCTTTATTATTTAATCTTGCTATATTTTCATTTACCATTTTATCTATCGCTCTTATTCTTGAAATAGCAACAGAACAATTTGATAAGATATAATTATCTAAATTAGTTAAAATACCACTTGATTCTAATTCATCTACAATTTCATTAAATAATCTACATTGCTCATCTGACAAATAATCTGGTGGATATATTTTATCATTATTTCCTTTTAACTTTTCCTCAGCTTCAAGCATATTTTTAATTTCTTCTTGAGATTGATGTGAATTTTTTAATGCTTGGCTTTTTCTTGGTCTTGCCATATATATTTTCTCCTTTCAAAAAACTTCTCATTTTCGGGGATTTTTTTATGAAAAAGTGAAAAACGGGTTTTTTTAGCTTTCTTTTTTAACATTCTTATAGCCCCGGGATATCTAGAGAAATAAAAATATTTGCTTCCCCATCTAAATAAAATATAAAATTTATTTTTCATTAGTGAATGTATAAAAATTTTTCTCAAACCATTTCAGCGTTGATGTGAGTATGTTTTGAACATTACCTTTATTCTTAGTTTTATATTCATTATGAACTACGTTATGGTGCTTATCACATAGAGTAATTAAATTATGCTGTGATATTCTTAAATCATAATCCTCTTTTAATTCAACTATATGATGTACTACATCTGCATCTCCTGTTCCATATCCAATATTCTCTATAATATCCCATTCATTGTCTGCCCCTTCTTCGATAGCTAGGCAGGGTAAACATAGGGAGTTGCATCTATTATTTGTAGTATCCCTTGCAGTTTTCCATGCTTTAGTTGCATAGAATCTAATATAAAACATTTCTTCCTCACTCATTGCTCTATTCCTGTTATAGTACCTATATCTTTTAGCTTCATCTTTTCTATATTCTTTATTGCATTTAATGCAGTACTTATCAGCCTTATCTATCTTTACTTTCCCACATCTTGGACACATCTTCTTCATATTTAAAAGCCTTTACTCTCTAATTCTTTTTGCTTTATCTTTAATAACTCTTTATCTATTATTGATCTAGTTGGATTATCAACCCATCTTTCCATAGCTCTATTATTTAATAGATACTTAATAGCTTGTACATTTCCTGGAACCCATTCTTTATGCTTCTTAGTAACTACTTCTTCATATTCTTCAATAGTTCCATCTGGATATATCTTTTTATGTTTAACCTTAATATATTCTATAATATCTTTATAGTATCCAGTAGCAAGTTTTATTAATTCTTTTACGGTCTTATTAACGAAATTATTAGACTCATTAATTATTGTCCGCAACTCCTCATTTTCTTGCTTATATCTTCTCATTGTTCTTATATCTAATTTTAATTTTTCGCAAATTTCATTTTCTGAAAACCCTTTATTTGCAAGGTCTAAAGCTAGTTTTATTCTTTCTGATTTCTTCAAAACTCCCTCCTATTTTTTTGTCCTCGCTTCGTCTTTTTTTAACTTTTTTATTACTTTTTTATTTTTATTTCCAGTGTTCAATTTCCATTAATTTTTTTCTTTAAAATTTCAATTTAAAATATCTTTATAAAAATAGCTTGTACCCATTGAAAATACTAACTTTATACTACTTTCCTATTTTTTCATTCAATCAGTAATATAGGTGACGATTACTTATACCATTTTTAAAGCACATATATTAGTAATATTTTTTTATTTATCACTCAAATAAGTACCATTTCTTTTTTTACTGATTTAACTTCTAAACAGTAATTTAATCTTATATTCCTGTATCAGCTATTCTTGCAGCATCTTTTGCCATTTGTTCTTTTAATCCTAAATATCTTTTAGTTTCTTCAATACTCTTATGACCAAGTGCTATTCTTACAGCTTCTAAGTTACCACCAGTTTCTGTATAAATCTTAGTAGCATATGTTTTCCTAGGACTATGCCCTGTAATATGCTTTAATCCAATAGCTTCACCAACTTCTTTTAACTTATCACTATAAGATTTTTGTGTTAACGCTTCATTCCCTTTACCTTTTCTACTAGGAAATGCAAACTCTGACCTTTTCTTTCCTTTAAGATATTGCTTTAAGTGTTTTTCTAATGATGGTCCAATTTCTGCAATTCTCTTTTTAGGTTTTCTTCTATTAGGATTCTTAACAACTTCACTTTGCCATTGTTTGTATTGCTTCTGCTCCTGTATTTCAAAATATCCTTTATCTAATGCATCTTTTATTTCTCCAACAGTCAATGTTATTATGTCTTGCATTCTATATCCAGTTGCTCTTGCAAGTAAAAATAACATTAAGTTTCTCTCTGGATACTCTTTACTTAATTCAACTAATTTTTCTTTATATCTTTCATATTTGCTATCTGGAATAGGATTTGCTGAACCTTTTTCCCATTCCCTTACCTTTTCTTCTAACATTACCTCACCTGCTTAATTGCTCCTCGTGATCCACGCCTATATGAAGAATGATACATTAACTCTTTTAAATCTTTTTCTGATAAGGTTTCTTTTTTCTTACGTCTTATCCCATTCAATTTTTCATAATTATCTGGTTGATTTTCTTTTATAATCCTTCCAATACTCATATCTCCATCCCCTTTTTTAAAGCATAATAAAAGAGCTGTTATTTCTAACAACTCTTAAATTCATTTGCCAATCTTCTTGGTACATCCCAAGGAATTGCATAATCTATATCTTTTTTTAATACTATGTCTCCATCTTCTTTAGTTTCATATAATGATCTATTCTTTAATATAAAGGTTTTATCACTCATATATTGTTTGCTTTCATACTTTGTTATCTTTTTTACTTCATTTTCATAAAACTTTAGATGTTTTCTATTTTTTAAGTGAATAGGCTTTAAATCTTTAAAATTTCTTTGTATGCATTTATTTACTGCTGATTTATTAACATTTAACTGTTCTGAAATCTCTCTTGCATTTAATCCATTTGCATATAATTGCTTTACTAATTCTTTATTCATTCCTATCCCTCCTAAAAAATGATATAGTTTACCCCAACCCATTCAAAGTGGACATTTTAAAATTTTAATAAGTAATATCCCTAAGAACTTCGTATTATTTCCGATTTATTATATAAATATAGTAATATAATTAGAAAAAAATAGCACCTTACGTTTAAGTATAACTTTTTACGTTTTAAGTGCTATTTTGATATTTAATAAACTTTTTCTATTATTTATATATATTTTCTACTTTTTTCTTATTTCTCACATTCATCGATTCTCTTCCTTAGTGTTTCAGCTCTAAATGCTGATGTAATTATATGTCCACTTTCAGTAACAATTATAGCCAATGTCTTATTTCCTTCAGTTGCATCTAATAATAATTGTGATTCTTTTGCATTTCTTATTAATCTTCTTCCTGGAGCTGAATCTGAATTTAATACAGCTACTACTTTATCTACATTCACGTTATTTTCATATCCAGCATTTATAAATCTCCCCACTTTTATTACCTCACTTCATAATCTCGTATTTTTTTGATATTTTTACACATATAATCAACTGTAAAATTGTTATTATTATATCTACTATAAAGAATATTAATATTAGCTTGTCCATTCTCTACACCTTCTTTTATGAAACTAATTTTCTATATGAATGCTCAACTTCAGTTTGAGCTACTTTCGCATATACCCTTAATGTTAATCCAACATCATTATGTCCTAAAATTTGTTGTATGCATTCTGGAGCCATTCCACTTCTTAAAGCAAATGTAGCCATTGTATGCCTAAATGTATGTGGTGTTATATTCATTTCTATATTGGCCATCTTTTGCATTTTATTTACAATTACCTGATAACCACGATTATTTAATTTTTTATAAGTCTCTGTATTAATTGATTTTTTATTTGGAGCTTTTGAGGAACAGAATAAATATTCACTAATTATACCCTTATCTTCTCTTTCTTTTAAGTAATTAATAATAGCTCTCTTACATCTTTCCGTAAAATAAACTCTTCTTTCTTTATTTCCCTTACCGATTACAAGTAAAGTTTTATTTTGAAAATCTATATCACTAATTTTTACATTACTAACTTCTCCAACTCTACATCCTGTGCTTAAAAAGAACTCCAATATTGCTCTATCTCTTCTACTAAGCATACAATCTCTTAACATTTCCACCTGTTCCTCATTTAAAGGTTTCTTTTCTCGTTTTGGTTCTTTAACTGGTTTTATCGAAGAACATGGATTCTTGATTATAAATTCTTCATTTTGAAGCCATGCAAAGAATAATTTGATAGGTGTCATAAATGTGTTCATTCCAGCAGCACCCTTGGTACTACTTTCTGCATACATGAACATTTTAATGTCAGCACTTGTAATCATAGATACTGGCTTATTGAAGAATTTGCATAATTTTCTTAAGTTATAGCTATAATTCTTTAAAGTAGCTACTGATAAACCTTCAAGCTTTTTAGTCGCTAGGAAATAGTTTACCTTATCCTCAAGATCACTTGTCACTAATGCTGTTTCTTTTGTAGTAACCTCATACCCATATAAAACTTCTTCTACTAATCTTTTTATTTCTAGTTGTCTTGGTAGGTTAACCTCTAGCCCTGGAAACTCCATTGTTAATTTACCTATTAATTTTACAGTTACTTCCTCATTGCAATTTCTATAGTTTAAGTTTTCCATGTTCTTCTCCTCCCTAAATATTAATTGAATTTGATTATCTTATGAGAATAGAAGTATGTAATTATAATTAAATTTACTCCTATTCTCTATTTTTTTGAATTGCGAACTATATTGCTTTTTTATTTTCACTTTCTAAATATTCATTTGCTAATTCTAATCCAGCTAAATATAATTCAATTCTAGGAGAAATAACTTTACCTATTCCATATATCCACTCCCAGTAATCAGAATCATAATCTTCTAAATCATTTACTAAATTGCTTTGATTTACTTCCCAATTCCATTCTTCTACACTTGATACTGAATCTGCTAATTCACATAGCCCATTTAATATTTCTTTTTTATTATCAATATATTCATTATCATATGCTTTTTGTATTTGTTCATTACAGTATTCTATATCGCCTTTTAGGCTTTCTAAATCATTGTCATAATCTTCATCATCTATATCCAATTCACTTATTTCCTGCTGATAACCTTCAATTTCTTCTTGATTTTGTTTTTGAATATTATAATAGTCTTCAAACATCCATTCCATATGATATTTAATCTCTTCCTTAGCTTGTTTAGAGCTAAAAATATATTTATCTTCCTCAAAGGCTTTACACTTTTCAAAGAAATATTCTAAGCTTAATCCTTTCATGCTTTCCACTGTTCCATGCCAAGTTAACCAAAATGTTGCAAATCCATAATCACCTGATATATATAATTTGCTTCCATCGAACACATATCTTATTGACTGGCAAATTGTATTATCCTTTTTCCAATCCAATACTTGAATATCTCCTAAATCTTTAAAGTGTGCTTTATGCTCTTTAAAAAGCTTTCTAATATCATCATTAACTTTCATTGTTTATACCCTCCAACTACTTCGCATTTAATTCAAATTATTCGCTAAAACATTATAAAATTGCTTATAGCTACTTGAATAAACTCTTTATTTTCTTCAAGTATACATTTCTCAATATCTCGTATATCTTTTAAACATTTTATTTTTTTGCATCTTACCTCTGTATTTCCCTGTCCTGTTTTTCTATCTTTAGAAACAAAACTATAATATAAAAAATATCTTTTCATTTTTCCTCCTAGTTTCAATTAAAAAGCCAATACAAATACTTGTTGTTTTTCTAGTATCTTTATTCCTCAAATTGTATTAAATCAATTATTTTAACTTCATCATAATTATTAGCAAATTATTCATTAACCCATCCCTAAATATTTTCTACAATCTGCAAAGCTTCCATTAAATCTAAAGTACGTATAGGT